CGTCTTTTGACGTTCTGCAGGTAGTATTGGGTTTAGTTCGGGGTCTCTCCCCCTGAGTTAATTGCTTTTATTATGTATTTAATGTATTCGAATTTTGGCGGTTAACTCCCGCCTAATTAGTATATTGTTAGTACTTTTTATTAAGCGATTTTATAATCTATTCACCCACTTAAATGTGTTTCTGTCCAGTTTGAGAAGCTGGCAACCCAACCTCCTTTATGGATATCTTTTTATTTGTTTCAAGATACAAAACTTTGTTGATAATAATTTGGAGATGTATTAAGGTTCTCTGCCTTATTACTCCATAATCAAAGCCTTATTCAAAGAGTAGTACTTGAGAATAAGATATGATTTTGCGCTTAGCGCACCCAGCCAATACAAAGAGGTGTGCACTTTATTTCCACTCGGTCGTGTTTTTACACGGACGAGGAGCCGTAGAGCCATGGGAAATGTCGATTTGAAAGAGCTTGCTCTTAGTCGGTTTCTATACGTTTTCTAGGTAGATGAGTTTTGCTCTCTTTTGAGTATATAGCCTACCAATTATGATTATTAAAACGTGGCTCGTTTGTTGTCTATTCGAACCCATTTTATTGGGCTCGTTAGACGCAACGGTTGTGGATTCTTTATTATAAATATGAATACTACAACATTTGCGTTAAATGAGCTTTTTTCCGAACAGTGTGTTAATGTTATGACACCTGTCGATGAATTTTTTGATGATGAATTTATGTCAGATACTATGGAGTATCTGTATGGCCCAACTTTTGGATCTTCTTTACATAGTGATTCTTGGAGTGAAAAGCAATTTGCTCGTTCTAAGTATGATCGAAAATTGAAAGAAAAGAAAGCACGACGCCAAACCTTGCGGTCGAAGAAATTAAAAGGTCAAGGAATTTTGTCCAAGACTGAGATTAAAGATATGCGAAAGCATCCGGAACTTTATTCGGATTCTATGCCTGCGTTATCTTCTTTGTTTCAGAATGGATGTACTTCTTTGGCCAAAAATTGGTTATATTGCGTTGAAGAAGCTCAAGATAAAGGTTATGAAGAAATTGTTTCTATTGTTGAACAGGTTATTCTCCTTTATTTTGCTTTAAAAGATGCTAAATCAGCACAACATTTTGCATCTATTGTTATGCTTTACCTTTCCTCTAAATTAGAGAGAGGAATGTGTAATTCTATTTTGCGATTGTTGTTTGCTGCTGAGACTGAAGATGCTATTTCACGTAGTTCATTTTTTGATGATGATGATAATGACTCTATTATAGAGTTATATTCTGATGCATTATCTGATGAACAGTGGAGTAAATTTTCTAGTGCTCTATCATCTGCTGCAACGAAATATTCCGATTTTCGTAAGTCAGCTATTTTTGATAAAGTTAATGATCTTATGTCTGTTATGTTAGCCGTAGGATTATTAAGTGATAATAAATCATTTTCTTTTTCACTTCGTGGTTTGGAACTTTACCGTTACCATGCCGCTAAGGGACGTAAGAATTATGGTGATTTAATTGAAACTTTATTAGGAACAGCCAAGTTTGTAGTTGAGCGTGGACATCGTTGTTTTACTGAGTCTTCTTGGTATCCTTTGATGTATTCCGAAGATAAAGGACTTGCTTTTGAGAAAGAGTATAGTCTTTTAATGGGAAACTTTGAATTTGTTCGTTTAGGACAATATCCAGAGTCCCCCTTTTTGGATCATGCCGAATTTGATTTGAGACTTACAAATGCAATTACAGTTTGTGAAGGTTTGTTAAATGCTGCTCCGAAAGGAGAACGTGCATTTATTAACAAACGATTAGAGAATTTGCATAAAATTCGTACTGCTGATAAATTGGTGAATCATGGTGGTGGGCTTAGGCCCGCCCCCTTTACCTTTCTTATTCATGGTACTTCTTCTATTGCTAAAAGTTCTATTGTTAATAATCTTATGACTTTTTGCCTCCAGAGGATGGCTCGGGAGGAAGGAAAACATGATTATATTGTTGATCCTGATGCTATTTGTACATTGAATGAAATGGACAAATATCATTCTGATTATAAATCTTATACACAAGCTGTTTTACTTGATGATCTTGCTAATGCTAAACAAGAAACTGTTGATGTCAATCCTACTGTTAATATCATTAATTTTGTTAATAATATTAAGCGTACTGCTATTATGGCAGAAGCTGCTTTGAAAGGAATGATTCAACTTATGCCTCGTCTTGTCTGTGCTACCACTAATGTATGGGAAACATGGGCACGAGAATATTCTAATGAACCTTTATCAGTATTACGTCGTTTTCAGTATCATATTCGTGCCCGAGTAAAACCGGACTTTCAGAAAAATGATACTACAATGATTGATGGAGCTCAATTAGCGCGTGAAGCGCGAAATGAGAATTTCTGTCCTGATGCTTGGGAATTTGATGTTTATGAATATATTGGTGTTGACAATGGTGAAGCTGCTCAGAAACCAGTAGCTCAACATGTTACTTTTAAGAATTTTGATGGTGAAGAACAAACTGCATACCAAATTAATATTGGTGAACTAATGCAATTGTTGAGTCAAGCTATTAAAACACATCATAAAATTCAGAATTCTGTTGTAGATACATCTGTTAAAACCTTTTCTCAGAAATTATGTCCTTGTGGATTTTTCCCACAATGGTGTGATAAATGTAATGGTTCTAACTATTGTTCTACAGCAAATGACGAGAAAGATTATTCAGTGAGTATTCCTTCTCAAGCGCAAGCTGAAGCAGATGATAATCCTATTATTGAAAAAAATAATCGTGTTTCTACACTGATAGAAGAAGAAGCAAAAAGAAATTTGACCCAGCATGTTGCTGTCGGGACACTTCGTCCTGGCGCTCGAGTAGGAGAAAATGGAATGTTGTTTTCTGATTCTAACTTTACTGATAATCCTAATATTCCGGCTTATTTTCGCTTTACTGCGAAAATGTTTTGTTTATCCACTGCTGGTATGATGAAAGAAACTGCCACTAATATCGTTGAGTGGTGGAAAGAAAATCGTCCTTTAGTTGATGCAGCATATATGGCTATGGGTAAAGCACCTCCGAGTGTTTATGATGCCCAAGTTTGGTTACAATATAAGAATCCTCGTTACGTGAATGCTGTTTTAAAGACATGGAAGTCTGCATTTCAAGATGCAGCTTATCGTGCTAAAGCAGAATTCTTCATGAGGAAAGAATTATTCTCTGTTCGTATTCAAGAGGCGCAAGTCGAATATGCGAAATTGAGAACTTATCCTTGGTTTGATTATACTTCTTATGTACCAAAGAAAATTTTTGAATCTTTGAAATTTCAGTGGTTCGTGACATTGTCTCGATCTCATGAATTTTTAAATCAATTTAAGAATTTTTCTAAGCTTTATGCTGTTTCGGTTACTTGTTTAAGTGCAATGAATCCTGCTATATTACTTCCTGCAATTGGAGGTTATGTGTTAGGTTCGTGTGCTTTATTACAAGCTCGTAAAGAATGGCTTATACAGAAAATTTCTGAGAGTCGTGGAATGATGCCTGACTTTGTTAAAAAGTTGCGTGATCATGAAATTTCTACTGGAAAAATTTTGTTTGTTTTCTTTGCGGGTATTTTGGCTTTATATACACTTTATCTTTTTGCAAGAAGGATGTTTAAACCCGTTTTGCAAGCTGATGGTAATGGAATGTCTGTCACTGCTGAAGAATCTAATGTTTGGCTAGCACCAGCGTTAGATGATCTTCCTGATGGACTTGAAGTGACGTATTGTTCTGATCATATTTCTACATCTGTATATAAAAATTTGGCAAATATTCGTATTGGTGGACAAGTTAGCAATGGTTTATTTTTAGATACCAATTTGCTATTATTGCCTCATCATACTAAGCCAGATCATGTTGTTAGTCTTGATATTACTATGAAATCTGCTAATAATTTGTGTGGACAAAATTTTTCTTGTAAAATTAGTCCTACCGATTGTCAACAGTTACATAGCAATTCTGATTTAATGGTAGTTTACGTTGCCTGTTCCGGAAGTTTTAAAAGTTTGTTAAAATTTCTTCCAAAATCTATTTCTACTCGTCCGATTTGTACTCGGATGTTGTGGAAGGATAATAATGGTGAGAGATTTGAATCTAAAACTATGTATAAAACTTTTGATAACGTGAAAACTGATCGTGCTCATTTTCGAAATGGTGCGTACTATAACATGACTAATGCTTCTTTTGGAGGATTATGTTGTGCTACGCATATTTTTGATAATTCACGTAATAGTTATATTTCTGGTTTTCATTTAGCTGGTGCTCGTGTTGATAACGGGCTTAATGCAGCTGAACTGATTACAAGGGATATGATTACTACTGCTCGTGATACGTTAGCACTGCGTCCATCTATTACTTTTGGAAGTAGTGCCGGAAAAATGAGAACTGATTCTTATGGAATTGATTACACACCTGTGCAAGAGATTCCTAAGAGTAGTCCTCTTCGTTTTCAAGAATCGGGTCAAGTGTCACATTTTGGAACAATTTCACAATTTAAAGTGAGACCGAAATCTAGTGTGATTACTTCACCTTTGTCAACTATTATCGCAGAAGAATGCGATGTACCCCAGCAATGGGGTCCACCTGCAAACTGTCGACGTAGTGACGATCGTATCCGAGATTGGGAACCTTACCAAAAATATATAGCTGGTGCTGGAAATGCTTATCAGGAATTTCCTGAAGTAGTTCTTAGTAAAGCTATTAAAGATTACACAAAACAATTAGATCGTATGTGTGATACCTCTTTTGGTAAGGAACTTTTGAGTCGAGTTCGTGTTCTTGGTGAAGTCGAGACAGTTTCTGGCGTTGACGGAATGAAATTCGTTGACGCCATGAAACCTAATACTTCTATGGGCTTTCCTGTTAATAAATCCAAGAAAGAATGGATTATTGACTTGGATCCCGAAGAACATGATCACAGTTGTCCACGAACTTTGGATGCTAATACTCTGGAACTTGCTGCTGAAGCACGAGAGTGTTATCTTAAAGGCGAGCGTCATTATCCAGTATTTAAAGCGTGTACTAAAGATGAACCAACTAAATTAACTAAGAGAAAAGTACGTGTATTTCAAGCTGCGCCTGTAGCTTTACAATATAATATTCGTAAATATTTCTTGTCAATTTGTCATTTTCTTTCTTCTGCACCGCTCGCAACAGAGTGTGCTGTTGGTATTAATTCACAAGGTCCTGCGTGGACTGAATTGAATGAGCATATTACCAAATTTGGGAAAGAAAGAATTGTAGCTGGAGATTTTAAAGCATATGATCAACATATGTCTGCTCGTATGATCTTTTCTGCGTTTAAAATTTTTGAACATATTGCTGCGAAAGCAGGATATAGTAAAGAAGATCTTAAGATCATGAGAGGTATTGCGACAGATGTTGCTTATCCAGTTGTAAATTTGAATGGCGAATTAATTCAGTTATTTGGTTCCAATCCTAGTGGTCAGAATTTGACAGTTTATGTTAATAGTATTGTTAATTCTCTTTATCAACGTTGTGTGTTTTATGTAATTTACCCTAAATTTGAAGGAAACTTCGAGAGTGCTGTTGCTTTAACTACTTATGGTGATGATAATAAAATGGGTGTATCGAAAGATTTCCCAGATTATAATCATACTCGTATGCAAAAAGTTTATGCTGCACAAGGTATTGAATATACAATGGCTGAAAAAGAGGCCGAATCTGTTCCTTATATTTCAAATATAGATGCTGATTTTTTGAAACGTAAATCTCGTTTTGTGCCACATTATTCTTATGTTGATTCCTGTGGGGATCGCCATAATGGGATGTATATGGCTATGCTTGATGAGATGTCAATTTTTAAATCTCTACATTGTAATTTAGCTTCTAAGGATTTTATACCTGAATGTATTGCTGCTCAATGTCTTGACGCAGCTATGCATGAACTTTTCTTTCATGGTCGTGAGACTTTTAAGAGAAGGCACTCTCAGTTGAAGAGAGTTGTTCAACGAAGTGGTATTTCTGATATTATTCCTGATAAATTTTTCTTAGGTTATGATGCCCGAGAACAAATTTGGATGGAAAAGTATGGAGTTACTTCAGATTAAATTTCAACTGTCCTGAGAAGACAATAAAAGCATCAAGTCAGATGTTCCCTGATAAGAGCCCACGGGTAATGGAACTTGTATATATAAGTGATTTTAGCACAATGAGTAATGATTTTTCGTTTTGTTTATTCTTGTGTACCCTGTATATATGTAAAGTAAAACCTGCGTGGTGTTGTTGTATGACTTGAAGACAGCATTCACGATAAATGTATATAAGTCGCGAATAATTTTTATTATGATGCCGAGGACGTTCGGCTAAAAGCGTCAAAAAGCTCTCGTTTTGAGTCTTTTTCCTTTGATTTGGCTACGGCTGTAATGTTGAGGAAAATTGCTTATATGGCTTCCCAAGAGCATAATAATGTGAAAGCCTATCGTAAAATGATGGATAGAATCCACCGGAAGGTTGTTTTAACTGAAACTAATCGTGAGGAGGATTGTATTACACCTTTGATAGATACGTTGCTTTATTCTGATTCTGCTATGACTGGTGAGGGTATTCAACCTCATGTTGAAGCGGACTCGAATCAAGCGATTACAGAAATCAGTGGTGATGTTGCTCAAGAAGTTGATGGTATGTCCACAGCTACGAAACCAATGGATACTGATTTTGTGGAAGATACTGTAAGTATTGAAAAGTATTTGACTCGTCCAATTCGTATAGATACCACTACGTGGAATACTGGAGATTTTCTCCGTAAGAGTATTGATCCGTGGTCTTTATATCTGAATGATGTAACGATTCGAAGAAAAATTGATAATTATGCGTATTTTCGTGGAACGCTGAAAGTGAAAGTTACAATTAATGGTAATCCTTTCTACTATGGTCGTGGTATCATGTCATATAATCCTTATGGGTTTACTAGTCGTGAAATTGCTCGATCTGGTAGTGCTCCTACTGTTGATAATGTTCGTTTTTCCCAAAGACCCCATGTGATTTTGAATCCGACTGAGTCTGCTGCTGGTGAATTAACACTTCCTTTTGTCTTTCCTTTAGCAATGGCACAAAGATCGACGAGTACAGATGTCGTCTCTTCCCCTTCTGGGTTGGGACGATTGAATTTGTCTTCGTTCAATCCTTTACGTCACTCTAATGGAATTACTTCAAGTATTACAATTACCACATTTGCTTGGTTTGAAGATATCAAATTGGGCGGCCCTACTAACATTCCTATTCCTGTCACGTTGCCTTTGCAGTCCGATTCTGGTGACGAATATGGGGAGGGAGTTGTTTCAAGACCTGCC